TGGCAATAAAATCCTTTAGTTCCCCTATCTCGGTCTTGTCAAGAAGTTTCTGAGCTTCAGCGAACGACACCTTGTTTTCTTTTGCATACCGCATGTAAAAGTCATTTATGACACTCTGGATTTCCTTCTTAGCTTGCTCAAATGCTTTCTGGAGTCCCTTGTAATACTCGTTTATTTTCTTCTCGCCGGCAAGGACGGTCAGCTCCTGGCGTTTCTCCCAGTAAGATTTAGGCATTATTCATCACTCTCTTCATTGAGCATAGGGGGTTCTGGTGTTCGGTTTTCTTTCTCAATCTGAGCCATCTCTTCATCAACATCTTCTACCCATGGATGATTAGCTATTATCGTCTTATTGCTTATTATTCCTTTGCTATTCAGACAGTCTGTAATAGCTTGTGACTCAATAACAACTATGTCTCGATTAAATACTATTGTTATTTCCTTATCTGATACCGGTTGTTTGGTTATATCATGGTACTTGTTAACGAAATAAAGCAACTGCTCAAAGCCCCACTTGAACCATTCCTCAAGTGTATTACACTTCATGTCCAGGCCGGCATACAAGAACCGCAAAGCTATGCCGGAAGGAGCATTGCCAATTTTGTCTTTGTCCTCATCCACGCCTTGGCCAAAGTCAAATATATCCTTTTTGAGTGCTTCCCAGTGCTTTCGGGCAGCATCAATATCAATTTTGGTCTGCAGCAGATCTATGCCGGCATGTTCATCAGCATCCAGCTTAATGGCGCGGTAGTAGGCCAAATCACGCATAAACTCGCCCAGGTTCTCCCCGCCATAACCGCGAAGTGCGTATATTACGCTCTTGACTTCCTCCAGCAGGTTTGAAATATCAGAACGCGTCCGGTCATAGTCGTCTATGAGAGTCTTAACAAACTGCAGGTCCGGCAGCTCCATGTCGTTGTTCTTGAAAGGGATAAAAGGCACCTTGCCCCATGTGCCTGGTTCACCGTCCACAGTGAAGTGAGGGAGCAGTGTCCCATCGCCTTCTACCTCCAGGTACTTTTCGGCATCCAGTATCACTTCTCCGTTTGGTGTCTTTTCGTAATACTCAACCCCGTCTGCCGTGTGAAACTCAATTTTTGTGGCTATCCGCTTTTCTTTGCCTTCATAGACTTCCACGTCATAATACCGGATAAATGCCTCAAGTTCCTCATGGTCATTGTCTGTCCAAATCGGTATGCACTGCTCTGACGGAATACGCATGGTTTTGAATTCGCCGGCAGAGTTGATGTATGGGTGCAGCCAGGCAATTCCTTTGTTGCTCGCCTCATATCCCAGCTGAGCAAGTCGTTTCTGGAACCGTTTACCCAAAGTTTGCTTTACTGCCGTGAGGTATTTTTTATCCTCACAAAGCATTGAGAGAGGTTTAAGCAGCAGGTAGTTTACTTTGTCGTCTACAAGGTTGCGCATAAAGCCGTGGGCTAAACGGTTGTTGGCCTTGGTTTCGTCCTTCACCCATCGCCCGTCCTCGTAACGGAGCATTTTCCGGTTCAGGATGTCGTTCTCTGTCCGATAGTACCTTTCGCCGGCCAACATAAGCTGCCGCTGTGGTGATATATTGAACTCATCTATGAAAATCTTGATAAGCTCTTCCCTGGTCAGCATGTTAACACTATTATTGATATTGAAAACCATCTTCTCACCTCACTTATTTCAGAACCGAAAGGCCACTACCTGATTTCATGTCGTCTTCAAGGCCATATCTGCAGGCATCTATTGAATTATGAACAATTAAGCCACCATTAACGCTAAAGTTATGGTGGCCTCGAACTTCCATATTATAAACATCTTGCTTGCCTATATATCTAATTGACTTTACTTTGGCGAAGTTGAGGGAGCCTTGGGTAAAGTCTATTTGAACAGGATTTAGAGCAACACTTTGTTTTGCTGTATTTATTTGCTTCAAACTCTCGCCCACAGTAAGCACATATACGTATTTCATTATCTAACCCAGCCTTTCTTCTCCAAGCGGATTTGCATTTATTGGAGCAAAACCTATCGGTCTTTCGAGGAAAGCCCTCGTACTCCTTTCCACAATAATCGCAAACCTTTGTCACTTTTGCGTGAAGCTTATCCTTCATTTTATTATAGTGTTTGCGGTGCCATTCTTTACCTTCTTCCGAGCTATGCCATTTTGAAGCTGCTGGCCTTGCCTTTTTGTTCATATTGTCTCTGGCCCATTCTAGCCATTCATTATCCATAGATTTCAGAATACCATGAAGCCTCACATGCTTTGAATGTTTCACCAAAACAAGGTTTTCGATGTTATTATTGTTCTTATCCCCGTCTTTGTGGTGAATATGGCAACCCGCCGGAATTAGCCCGTTAAAGTATTCCCATACGTAACGATGTAGTCGCTTACGTATCGTTGAGTTTAAGTAATAGCCAGTCTTGTCGTCCCGTGTAAATTTCAGCCCATTAAAATATGCGAATTTGCCATCCTGCTCATACCTAATCATTCTGATACCTCCTTCTCTACTACATATCTTATGTGTATCAGATATGATTAGATATGTCCAGTATTTCATCTCCTTCTTTTAAGTCACGAATGAGTTTCCAGCCTTTTTGGGTTAAAACAGGGTGATAGTCTGTAGCTCTAATTACCCTGCCGTCCTCCAATTCGACTTCGTAAACATCCAGATTATTCCCGGTCTTTTTTACATCATAGAAAAACCCAGTCGTTGCTTTTTGTTCGTTCAAGTCAAAGCAATGTACCATACCGGTTTTTCCTACTAATGCACTAATCGGAATGTCGCCATCAACAGTGTTTATAATTGTATCACCTGTTAAGCAATGGTTATCCTTATCCGGGAACTGGCTTTTCGCTATGCCGTTTCGGTCCTCTTCAAGCGAATAGTTTATAAATTCCCTCGCCGCCAGAGGACAGCGTTCGGGGTCGATTATAATAGCCTCTAGATCCTGTAAAAACTTAATACCGAATTCAACGGAGCCAGGGCCCTTCTTAGCTCCTTTTATTTTCATTCCCCATGATTTCAGTTCAGCAATACTTTTCGGCTCCGCGCTATCCGCAATGGTCATCACATCATTGTATTGTTGCGCCTTTTCCCAAAACTGCCGGTTAAATAAATTAAGTCCGCTAATCTCTGTAAATAAATAAAGCCTGCGTCGCCTCCGGTCATAGTGCATACGTTCAAACGCCAACGGATCCACTGCGTAACCGAAGTCAAGTCCCTGCCTGATACGGTCGAATGTAGCTATTTCTTCATCAGAAATAGTCCTGAGCTCGATGTTGGTAAACACCTCAAGACCTGTGCCGACTTCTTCACCTAGGTACTCATGGCGGTATGCTGTTTCATTAACTTTTTTCAGATGCTCCGCATCGGCCAGGAACCGTTCACCTAACCATTCCGGCGGCACATCCAGGTATGTTGAATGATGCACCCTGCGGCCGGGCTTCGGTATCTTCGCCTCCTGGTTAACCCAGCTACGCCCGGATTTTGGCGGATTGTATGAAAAGAAAACAATCCGCTTCCTGTTGCCTTCGCCCCTGAAGAGAGACTGGAGGATGTTGCGTATTTCCTCCATACTTGCAAACTGGTCCACTTCTTCAAACCAGGCATATTTGATGTAGCCGCGGCCCAGATTGATTGACTTGAGTTTCATGGGATTGTCTGCAGCCCTGAATACAATCCTTTGTCCAGTTGGTATATAAATAATCTGCATCGGAGACACTTGAAACTTAAAAAGATGGGCTATACCCATCTTTGAAGCAGTCCACTCAAACTGGCCAAAAACAGTGTCCCTAAGCTCGTTCTGGTACCGGCGGAATACCACCGCATTGGCGTCTGGGTCTTTAATAATCCCAAGTACAATCTGTATGCTGATGAAGGTTGACTTTGTAGAACCACGGCCGCCCTTAAGCCAGTATTCATCATATAACTCAGCCTTGAGTTCTCTATGAAGTTCGTAAAAAGACGGTGCGATAAGTTCTGATAATCTAATCTTCGTCATCTATATCATCCACAATCTTGATGCCGATTTCTCCGCTGTGTTCTATGTCCAGTCTTTTGCGGCCCCACCTGTCGGGATAGCGTCTTTCTAGGAAAGTCGCTATTGCCTGCCAGTTATCCGGCATGTGCTTTTGCCACATGGCAACCATCCGGACCTCTGCTTCGTGCTCTGCCTTTTTTATAGCCTCTACAAACTCCCGATATTTCCCACTTTTAGCTTTTTCACCTTTTGTCATCCACGCCCGGAAAGTAGAGTAGCCAATACCTGCGTAACCACAAGCAGCCTCATAATAGTTACCGGCTCTGATTGCCTCTGTTAATCTCTTTGTGACTTCAGGAGTTAATTTGCTTGGCCTCGCCATTTTGATCACCACACTTATTTAGAACCTTTTTCCCTCGGGAAAGAGCATATTCCCTTTCCTTCCCGCAACCTTCGCTGTCCCCATATATCCAAACCTCATCGCATATATCTATTAGCCTGAAGCATACCTGAAGTATTTCTTCTCTCTTATCGTCATTCTCCATAAAGCTAAATAGGTGTAAAGGGCTTATTGGGAGAATATCATCCTTCTCCGCTAATTCCCTGCAGATAGTGTCTACCCGCTTTTTGTTCCCCATCGGGTCGTCTTTGTATGGGTGCGAAATAAATACTCGCTTCACTCTGCCAGCACCGCCTTTTGCCCGGTAAGATTTTCCCACCGCTTGATTATGACATCACAGTATACCGGGTCTATTTCCATCATGTAGCAGGTGCGGTTTAGTTGCTCGCAGGCGATAAGAGTTGAACCGGAGCCGCCATATAAATCAACAATATTGCTATCTTCATCAGAATATTTTTCTATAAAAGGCGTAATCACTTGCAATGGTTTTTGAGTTGGATGCACCCTCGTTTTAATATCTTGTGCTGACAGTCCAAAATATCTAAACCAATTAAAATGTATTACTTCCT